CACCCCCTAATTTACTGATTAGTCAGCGAGAACGTCATCGGAATCCCCGATGTCAGGGGTAGATACGTCTGTCTGCGCATCATCATCCTCGACTTGTCCGGACGATTCTTGCCCGAAGGCTTTCAGCACAGTAGCCAAGTCACCGTGAAACGTCATTTTTGACGCTACCTCGGCTATAATTGGTAGAATTGGGATCGTTCCTTTTCTGAGGTCACCCCTATCTACTCCATAAGTAAAAGAGCCAACGTCTATTCTCTGAGCTACCTCTTCGATAGGTAAGCCTGACCACTCGACGATTTTATCGAAGGCCTTTACGCCATACTCTTTGAACAACAATCCAACGAATTGCTCTAGTTCTAGCCACCTTTGAACCCCAACAGCAGCAAAATAGCAATCGGAACCCTGGTTCATACGAGCTATTTCTGCCATGAACTGTTCAGCTATACTTAGACCCTTATTCCTCTCCGAAAAGAAGACTGCAGTAAGAGGACGGAAGATAGAGCCCGTCCCCCAAGTACCTGTGGATTCGTGGTATACGTCTTGCAAGAAGATATTGACAGGCTCGTTGTCTATAACGTGCCATATTTGCTTTGTCTTATTAATATCAATTCCAACTTTCTTAGCGCACTCCTCAACTGGACCATACGTCTTTTCAGCTGACGATAAGTCCACTCGATCTCGTGGATAAGCCCAGACACAATCATCACCGGCCTGGACGCCAAGAAAAGGTTCGAACCCCATCATTTTGGGCATAACATAGTGGATAACGGCGCCTCCATATAATGAGCCACCTACGTGTGTAAATTTTGCCCCAGAGATTAGGCCATTGGTCATACCAAAAATAGTAAAAGGTTTGACTTCCACCCATGGCGCTACTTCTTTGGCATTGGCAAAATCATCGCTATTAACCTGACACAAAGCGGTGTCGCAGATTAAATATTTATAGACTAGAGCATAAGTCGCAAAGTCAACCCAATCATAAAATCTTGCGTTGAAAAACGGCCTCACTGCGTAATAAATGACAGTGGCTAATGCTCCTCCAATGACGGTCGCATCATATGCTGACTCGTCTAGCGATAAAAACTCGTATCCCGCAGAACGCCCACTCTGTATTAACGCCTTTAACATTTGAACGCGAGTGGGTTTGTCTTGCAAACTCGGCATGAATGAGAAATGCAGTTCCTGAAGCTTATCATTAAATGGCGTAAATACCATTGCCTCAATCATGCCAGGGAGTGCGGCGTTTGGGTAGACGGATCGGGTCTTAGACTTTTTGGGTACTATCTCTCCGTCTTCCTCTTTCCAACCATGCTTCTGGATTCTAGCAAGAAGCGTAACAATAGATGCAACGTCGGCTGGGTCATTAATAACTGTATTGTCAAGGACGTAAGCAATTCCATCGATGACACGAGCCTTAACAGAGTTTCCCGTACGACCGTCCACTACCGTAGTGCCTACTAGCTTCCGGCAGTCAACCCCTGACTCGATGAGTAACCTTGTCGCAATTTCGGGAGTCAACTCAGCAAATGCCTTTGAATAAACAGGGAAACCAATCATACCATCAGTATCCTGTTCTTGCCTAACAGCGCTGCATCCAATAGGCGTCAAGGATCCTTTCCTGAGTCCAGCGGCCTCTATCTTGTCTCGCAGATAGAGTGAAGCTTCAACAACAAGTTGGGAGAACTGATTAGACCCAAAGTCCACGTTAGTGCTTCCTTTTGTGACGAAGTTGAGAGCAGATTTTTGGACATCGCCAATACTATTATTGTCGAATCCTCCACCAGTCATAACCTGATCTCCTTCGACCAGCCACTGGACATACTCAGTACCAGATTCTTGAGCAGGCTTACAAGAGGCGTGGAGGTCCATGTATGATCTTTGATCAGCTACTATCTTCCTCTCACGCTTTTTCAGTTTGGTCTCGACGCTCGCGGAACGAGATTGTAAATTCTTAATTCTCTCCCCGAACTTAACATCGAGCGGTCGCGTCCCATACCTTTTGACGCCTGCGCCTAGAGTCGGAGTGTTGCCCGTCGGGTTATCGGTGAACTCTACGTCAGTTCGATAATACATTTCAGTCATACGACGATATAAGCCGGTATCCGCCTTAAGCTGACGATTAACCCTATTTGCAACGGCCTCCATTCGGAGAACGTTCCGGCTTGGAATGAGCGCTCCAAAATCATCGAAGTTAAAATTGTTTGCTAATGGACTCTTAGCAAAACGAAGCTTTAATCCATCCATATAAACATCTCCTTTGAATTTCGTTTTGTCTACGCCGTTTGTCTGTAACGGTCATAAAGTCTACAAAGACCTCATG